CTAGGTAGCTCAGTTGGCTAGAGCATACGGTTCATACCCGTACGGTCGATGGTTCGAATCCATTCCTAGGCACCATTTTATTTAATAAGATTTTATAAAATTCTAAAGGTGCTAAAAATCGTAAGTTTTAAAAGCTAAAAACTTAATAAAGTTTTATAAATATCTATAAAATATAAAAATTACAACAGACAAAAAACAGACAAAGTTAAAAGAGATTCAGTTAAGAATCTCTTATTTTTTTACAAGTTATTTAGTTTATCCAGCACTTCTAATTTCTTCTCTTTCATTACGTGTGTATAGATATCCATTGTTGTAGCTATATCTCCGTGTCCTAGCAAGACTTGAACTGTTTTGATTGGGATGTCCATCTCAAATAGTCTAGTAGCATAGCTATGTCTTATTGAGTGAAAACTTCTATGGGGAATATTTAATTTTTTACATATTGAAGCTATCCTTCTCTGAGGCTTTTTTGGTTCTATAGGTTTTCCTAAGTTAGAAAAAATCAGTTGGCCTTGGCGTGGGATATCTTTTAGCAGCTCCTGGATCTTATCTGGTAACGGGATTTCTCTAGCACTATTTTTTGTTTTCAACTCTTTAAACGTATAGGTTAATTTCCTATCATCTACCTTATCCACATCTACATTTCTTCTATACTGTCTAGTAATCTTAACCATATTATCCTTAATATCGCTCCACTGTAGCCCTAAAACTTCTCCAAGCCTTAGCCCTGTGTAAAATGTAAAGTAAATTAAGCAGTCAACAATATCTCTTTTGTCTAAAGTTTTAAGAACCATTTCCTGCTCTTGCTTAGAGAACACATTTATATTTTCTTTTTTAGTTATTTTCTGAAGAGTCACACCAGGACAGAAGTCTTTCATCATAATCCCTTGTATGATGGCAAATTTTATACAAGAATGGATTTGAATATAAGTCTTTTTAATTGTATTAGCGGTAAAGTCTTTTTGCAACTCATTGAAGTATTGCTGCAAGTCCTTTAAAGTTATCTGATTAGCCTTTTTTCTAGCGATAGAGTAATTCATTAATCTTAATCTATAGCTCGCTTCATATTCATAAAAAGTATTTGGGCTAACTTCTATCTTTTTGAAATTAAAGATCCAGTCTTTGAAAAGTTCTCCAAAACTAATATCAGAATTGGATAGACTGTTAGTTTTAGCTTGATATTTAGCTGTATTCATTTTATCAAGTACCACTGACTTTTTATAGCTGCCAAAACTTTTTCTTATTTGTTTACCATTGCTATCCCAGCCAACTGTAATATTTGCTTTATAGTAAGTTTTGCCATTTCTTATAACAGTAGAGATAGTACCTTCTCCATTGGCTTTTCTACCAGCCATACAAAATCACACTCCTTTCAAATTGCATAAAAAGCAAGAGTGTGTTATAATCTAATTACGAATCAAAAGAGAACACACTCTTTTTAGCCCCTATAGTGATATTCGCAGTATCACTGCTGGGGTATTTTTTTATTTAAAATTTAAGTAATTGCACCAAACATAATTTATAATCTTCTGGATCTCATCATCATTATCACAATCTTTATATTTAGCTTGTAAAAATATAGTGGCAAATAAATTAGCCTGTGTTTCTTCCCTTGAGCCTTTAAAAGCTTCGATCTTACTAAACTGCCTTATAGAATCATCATGAAATATATAATGCCCTATCTCATGAGCTATGACAAAATCTTTCTCAAAATTTGAAATACTTGAATTAATAAAAATAACATTATCAACCGATAAACCCCTAATACTACTATCTAAATCTACATATTTTAATATAATTCCTTTATCTTTTATTAAATTGTATATATTACCATATTCTTTACGAAGTTTTAGAGCAGTATTTATTATAGACTTTGTAGTCATTACACATCACTTCTTCCTTTGTGAAATTAATACTTCTGCATAAGCTATTGCTAATGTTTCTTTATCTTCATCAGAAATATCGTTCCCTTCATTCATAAACATAACTGTTGACATATTTTTAAATTTTTCTAATTTTGCTAATTCTTCATCTGTTAATTGCGAAAAAATATTATTTTCTTTTTCTTGCGAACTATAATTTTTGTTTGATAATAATTTATCAGCTTCTAAACCTAAAACATCACATATTATTTGAAATTTATCAATAGGCATATTAGTTTCCATTGTTTCATATCTTTGTAGTGTAGAAGAACTTATTCCAGTTTTTGCAGATAAATCTCTCAAAGATAAATTTAATTCATCTCTCTTATTTTTTATAATTTTTACTATATCTTTTATTTCATAAGGCATTTTACTACCCCCTTATATAAATTTTATAATTAATTATATAATTAATTTTTCATATTTGCAACAAAATTTTAAAAAAAATAAAAAAAAGTTTCAAAAATGGGTTGACAAAATAAAAGTTATAGTTTATACTTGTTTCATATAAGGGACAAGATGGAGGTGATAATTTGGATATATTAAAATTAAAAGGGAAAATTGCTGAAAAAGGGAAAACACAGACAGACTTAGCTAAAAAGCTTAATTTATCAGTTCAATCTTTTAATGCAAAATTAAATGGAAGAGCAAAATTTGATATTGATGAAGCTAAAAAACTGATAGAAATCTTAGAAATTGAAAATGTTAAAGAAATTTTTTTTAGTTAATTAGTCCCAAATATGAAACAAAAAACAAAAAAGGAGAGTGATTTATGAACGATAAAAATTTTTACAGAATAATATCAATTACCGCAATTGTAGTAGGAATTTCATCTATTATTATTTCTATTATTTCTTTATTTAAATAATGAAATAATGGAAACTATTAGAGCAATTACGGAAATTACAATAGCAGAAATTGATACTCTTTTATTAAATTTATTATCTTTTATTTTTTCTTCATATTCTGTAATAGCATTTTTTCCAGCAATGGTGAGAGTTAATTTGCAATTTATGGGAATACCATTTTCTAAAGTAACATTATAATCCATAGGGGCTAAAAGTCCATTATCAATGAAATATTTTAATTCTTTAGAAAATGTAAAAACAGAATATTTATTTTTGAATATAACCTTAATATCTTCTGAACTTAAGTATTTATGTTCTTGAATTAGTTTTAATAAAGGATAAAGATTTTTATTCAACATAATAATAACCTCTCTTTCTTATATAGTACAGTAATTAAATTATAAGATAGCAGAAGAAAAATTACAAGAAAATAAAAGGGGTTGATATATGAAAAATAAGTAGAAATAAAAAATATATAGGAATAAAAGGAGGAGTATGAAACAAAAATCAAGAAAATATAAAAGATATATAAGAAAGCAAATAAAAAAACAGCTCCAAACTACTGCGAATAGTTTAGAGCAAAAAATTCAAGAAAAAGAAGATATGAAACAATCTAATCTTTCAAAAGTTCTTGATGATACTTTGCAAGTATTGAAGAGCAAACACGGGATGAAATCTTAGCTATATTTTCTATTTGTATTTTAGCTGCTTCACTATCAGTTTTTATAGAAGCTAAAAACTCAGTTAAGACTTCTTCTGAGATTTTATCAAAATCAATATCTTTTTTCAAAATAATCACCTCCTTCGAGATGATTATATCACAAAAGAAAGGAAGGAAAAATGGAAGATTTATATTTCAAAAATCATGAAGCAAAGATAATATTTGGATTGGTTGTACTGGGAGGTAAACCACAAATGGACTTTTTAGGAATTGACTACAACCACTATTCTGATAAGAAAATAGCTGAAATTTGGTACTCAAATATCAAAGATGTTTTGGCTGTTAGTAAACATGAAATGAAAGATGTAGCATTAGAAAATTTAGAAAAACTTTACAAAGGAATGAAACATTAAAGGAGGATGAAAATGAAAAAAATAAAAAATATAATTGGAATTTTTAGTCACAAAGCTAGTAGACCCCTAATTTTTAAGGAAATTTATGGAATTAACCAGCTTAGTGCTTGCAACAGAGACGGAAGCTGGGACAGTTATGACTTTGTCGGAACTATAGATGAAGTCAATGAGTATGAAAAAAGATGGTGTGCTCAAGGAACTAATGGCTTTGGATTCTTGGGAATTGAAGTTATAAAAGGTTTCAAAGAACAATTTTGGTATTGTGGAAAATAGGAGGATATTATGCTACACTGCACAATTCTAAAAAAGTACTGGAACAAAAAAGAATTACAAGGGCTTAACTTTAATAGAGTCTTAAAAATTATAGAAGTTTTAGAGATTTGGGAGGGAGAAAATGACTAGAAGCGAAATAGCAGCAAGAGCTCTTTTAAAAGAAAGTAAAAAAGCAACTCTTTTAGATGTAATTAAGTATAAAGTTGTGTGGATATTTAAAGTCATTTTTGGGGCGTACATGAAATATGTAGAGTTGTATGACTTTGAAGGGCTTATATGGGAGGAAGATGTAGAATGGGAGTTGTAAAAGGATCATTTATTGCTCGTGAAAGCTTGTTTAAAAATCATAAATATGTAGTTGCTCTTAATACCACTTCTGAAAAATATCAGGCTTATGTAGTTTTAAATCCTGAAGATGATATTAATCAGGTCTCATTAACTCCAGAAATGAGCTATTTTATAGATGACTGGTCTTATGGGATTATAAGTTTTAAAACAGATGATGCTAGATGCAATAACTCAACATATTATGAAAATAAATGTCAGGATATTATTACACAACTTACAGCAAAAATTAACTAGAAAGGAGAGATTAAGATGACTGAAAAGATAATGTTGACAATGCCAGAAACTGCTAAATTAACTGGCATAGGATTACAAAAACTAAAACAAATAGCAAGAGAATACTCAGATTTCCCTTACATAAAAATAGGGGTTAAACACTTAGTAATCAAAGAAAAACTCCCTGATTGGTTTGAGAAGCACAGGGGAGAAGAGTTATGAAGAAATTAGCATTGGTAATAGCTAGCATATTAGCTGCATATAACAAAAGAAAAACATCTGAACCCGGCGACTAAACCAAATCAGATGTTTAAAACAAAAAGGATAGATAATTCTATCTGTTCTTGATTCTACTACAAATAATGAAAAATATCAAGGAGGAAATATGGAAAATAATAAAAATTTATTAATCGAAACACTTAATCTATTAGAAAAGAACAATAGAACTTGGGAAGATGTGACTGAGGTCTTTGTTGTAGGGAAATATAACATAGGAAAAGATGAATTTCATAAATTAGCTTCATCTACCAACTACAACTGGAACAAAGATGAAATAAATAGAAACTTAGTTATAAAAGGCAATGATTTCATTATTAATGTTCATTATGCTGATGGGTTTAGAACTTATTTAGACCTTATAGATTTAAAAGTTCCTGAACTATCTGTAGATAATCCTAATTTATTTAATTTTTTCAATAACGAATATGTTGGAGATTAAGGAGTTGATATAGATGCTAAAAGCAATGAGATATAAAATTCAAGAATTAGAAATAAAAATTTGAAAAGGAAAAGAAGAGGTGCTCGAATAGATGAATATAAATGATTACAATTCTAAAAACACGGGAAAGCAAGTTCTAGTTTTGGGAGAAGACGATATAAAAGTTTTAAATCATTTTGCTAGTATTGCTAAAAGTGGAGAACTTAAAGGATTGATAGTTGCTGGAAAGTATGTTGGATTTACTGATACTTATAGACTTGCATCGATTAAAGATACTCATGAAGATTTACCTGGAACCAATACAGGTAATGCTCTTATGTATGATGTGCTAGATGTGTTGAAAAAAGCTAAATCTTTAGCAGTACTTAAAGATGGGAAACTTGCAATTCAAGTAGGTGTTGAAGTAACAGAATATGAGCCTATGAAAGATGTGAAAGTTCCAGATATTGCTACAGTTAGAGAAGGATTAGATTATGAAACTTATACTGAAGCATTTCCATCAATTAATTTTGCTGAAAATGTAGTTTGGAAGATGTTAAAAACTCCAGCTGGACAAGAGTGTTACAAAAAATACTTTAAGTTTGAAAATGGAAAAGTAATAGTTGAAGCTTATCCAAACGAAAACTCTAAGTTAGTTTTAGAAATATTAGAGCTAGAGAAAGATAGAACAAGTTTAGTAACTGATTTAGACTGTAAATACTTAGATTTGTGGTTTAAATGGACTAAAAATAGTAAGTTTGAACTTGCATTAGGAAAAAATAATAAATGTGCTGTTAAGTTTAGTAAAGATAAGATTGACTATATCGTTATGCCTTTATCGATGATGAAATAAGGAGAGGAGCTAGAGAGTATGTTTACATTACCAAAGAAAAGAGAAAAGAGAGTTGCTGGAAGACTTACTGAAGTAGTAAGAGTTAGATATTCAACTCTTGAATATGTAGATGAAATGGTTGAAGAAAGTGGTTTATCAAGACAAGAAATAATAGATAGAGCAATTAGATACGCTTATGATGATTTAGAATGGGAGGAAGAATAATGAAATTATATGAAATAACAAAAGAAATGAGAGCTTTAGATGAATTGTTTTTAAGCTGTATAGATGAAGAAACTGGAGAAGTTAAAGATGATGGTGTAATTGATATTTTAGAGCAAGAACTTCAAATACAATTACAAACAAAAGGTGCAGGTATAATTAAATCTTTTAAAAACTCTGAAGCAATGTTAAATGGAGTCGATGAAGAAATAAAAAGACTTCAAGCTTTAAAAAAATCTATTTCTAATCAAATAAATAGTAGAAAAGAATACATAGTTAGAAATATG